GTAGGTAACTCAGACTTAGGGGTGGGAATTAATACCATTGATGGTAACTGGTACATGGATAAACTTGCTCAAAAACAGCAATTTTCTTTGGGTAATATCACAACTACAAATTATAGTGGTGTTGTAGATACGGTAGAAGGATCTATCATAGGTCAACAAGTAGTTAGTGTAACTCTTGCAGAGAAAAAACTTGCAGGTCCTCCACAACATAGTCATTTCTTATTTCACTCTGAAGTGCCACAAGATGTTGGTATGCCACTAACAGTATCAGGTGAAAGGTATGCGGTTCATTATAAACCATCTACAGGTAAAGTTAATCAATTTACTCCTCCTTCTGGACAACAATTTCAACATGGACATGTTTTGTCTAAAGCACCAATATTAGATGCTAGTGTTGGTACATATGATATCTACAACTGGTCTGGTGGTGATGAGCAATCTGGATCTATCAAAGAACCAGGTTACTATTATGCTTCTGGTGGTGCTGGTGCTGGATCATTTGTTGAACAAACAGGATATGGATCACCCATAATAAAAACATTTACCTCTGGTAGTTTAATTGGTGGTAGACCCATTGTTACAGGTGGAGTTCCAGTATATGATACAGAGGAGATAGAATATCAAACTGCAGGTAATTTCAATGTACAAGTTCCTGCTGATATAGATGAGGCTATTGTTACACTAGTTGGTGGAGGTGGATCAGGTGCTGTGTATTCTAATGATGGTAATAACGGTGGTAGTTCGAGAATAGATATTGCAGGTGGTTCTATTCTTAGATTAGACTGTGGTGGTGGATCAAAAGGTGGTGCTGCTAGTACAAACTCAGGAGGGTTAGGTGGTGCTGTCGGTGCAAATACTATTACAGGATCAGGTTCTGGTAATGTTACTGTTCTTCAACAAGGTGGTGGAACAGGATATGCAGGTGGTGACGGTGGTAGCGGACCTTATTGGAAAAAAGCTTTAGCTGACCCATCTAGTACTCCTGGCGATGCTGAGGGATCAGCAGGAGAAAACCCAACAGGTAGAGATGGAACAAAAGGACGTACTAGAATTATAAACAACACAGTAGATGTAGAGTATAATTTTCCATATAATTCGGGAACTCAAACTTGGACTAACAACCCAACAAATGCTAATTATGGTATAAATTCAATAACAGCAGAACTTTGGGGTGGCGGTGGACGCGATTGTGGTAATTATAGTGGTAATAATTGTAATAATAATCCTAATGTGACACGAGGACGAGGTGGTGCTGGTCGTTACATGAAAATTGCAATTTCTAACCTTGCTGAAGGACTTGAGTATAGAATTCAAACTGGTCAATCTGGTAGAGCATACAACGGTCAAGCAGCTGCTGCTCACTCTGGTAAAGGTGGAAGAGCAGGTAATGGATATGGTAGTAATGATGGTGGTGGCGGTGGTGCTGCTACTGTATTAAGAAGAACAACTGGTAATACAATTATCGCTGGCGCTGGTGGTGGCGG